CAGGGAATCGGAACCGGCACCTACCAGGTAGAAGGCTCCTATGGCGGAACCCCGGCCGTCTGGTGGACCGAAGGGTCGGCGCTCACTGCAGACGGCGTCGTTGTCGTCACGCGGTCTTATGGCAAGCTCCGCATCCGCAACACGGCATTCACATCCGGAAGCCCGGAGGCATTCTGCGCAGGAGACGCCACGGACTAACCCATGCCTGGCTCCGCAATACTCGACCCAGACATCCTCCTCGACGATCTCGTTGAGTTGGTTGACGAGTTGCGCGAAGATCTACACAGCGACTTCGGCGTCCGGGCCTTCGAGGTTTACACCGTCACCGAGGTTTGGGAGAGCGGGCGCATTGGAGAAGGAGCTTCGGTCATAACCGAGACTGAGCTCACCCCACAGCCAAAGGTTAAGCCCTACGCACCGGCCGGGCTGAACAGCGAGCTCACCGCTTGCGGCCTCGACGAGGCCGGCTTCGTCGACCTCGAACAGATCTCCATCACCTACACGGAAGAGGAGCTAACCGGGCATCCCGTGGTTGATGGCGTATCCCAGGACATCCCATCGGGGACAAAGTTCTGGTATCGCATCCGAGAGGCCCACGGGCAGCTCCAGAGCTATCGCGACTTCAAGCTCAGCGGCCCACCGTTCCCCGACCGCATCAAGACCATCGGCTGGAAGGCTCGACTCATCAAGATCGAGGAGACCATCTAGCCATGACGGTCATCAAAATTGGAGCCAACGAGATCGGCAGAGAGCTCAAGGCTCGAGCTCGCAGAACCCCCGGCGAGCTCCAGACTGCCATGAGGCGGGCAGCACTCCGCGGCCGGGCCATGCTAGTCCGCAGAACCCCGAAGGACCTTGGCCAAGCAAAGGCAGGCTGGAAGGTCTCCCAGTTCGTTAAGGGCACCACTCGGGCTCGCATAGACCTCTACAACGACAATCCCTACGTCGGCATCCTCGAGCGAGGAGCTCGCCCTCACAAGGTGAGCATGGAGGGAATCGCGGCCCTCCATGCCTGGGTATGGCGAAATCGAGCCTATTTCAAGTTCTCCGCAGAGACCCGCAAGCAGGGCAAGGCCGAGGCCCTTGGCATCGCCTATGCTATCGCGGCAAAGATCGAGAGAGAGGGCCAAGCCCCTTTGTATTTCGTTCGCAAGTCGATGGACGAGCTCAACCGGGACTTCGGCGTCCAGCTTAACGATCAAATCGAGAAATATTCCAAGCGGAGAGCGACGCGAGCAGCGACGCGAGCAGCCAAGGCGGACTTTGCCAGCGCGGCGGCCGATGCCTTTGGGGAACTGAAATGAGCCTCCTCCGAATCAGAGCGGCCGAGGTCCTAGGAGCTCTTATCGCGATCCAGTGCCCAGAGCTCGAGGGCAGCATTTGCGGAGGACCAGCAGAGGACGGCCACAAGCGTCGCCTCCCTAGCATTGCCATCCAGCCCATCAACTGGAAATTCTCCCCCGACCAAGAGGAGGAGTGGAAGAATATCAGCTCCACTCGCCTAATCCTCAACGTCGGACGATACGACGCATTCTTCCGCATCGAAGTCGGAGCCAAGAACCCATACGTCCGGGCGAAGCTAGAGCAGGCCTGCCTCGACGTATTTTTCCAGCGAGAGGGAAGTCCAGGTCTCGCAATTTGTGACATTGCAGATTGCCACGACGCCATCGTCGCCTTCGAGCTCGAGCAGTCATCTTGGCAGGACGAAGCAGGCTTCACGGACAAGTGGTTTTCGACACTCAACGTCAACGTCACCATGCCGGTCCTAATTGAGAGAAGATCTGTATTCACCATGGACGAGATCAGAATCGGCCTTCGAGCAAGTCACGACTCAACCTTCACAAGCCTAGAACACACATCATCACAGGAATACATCGCCGTCGACGAAGACGGCAATGTCTCAATCTCGACTCCACCCGCTTAGAGATAAGGAACCAGAAACATGCCCGAACCATTAGTCACGACAAACCCAGCCGAGTACACCCTCCTCGAGGGCGTCTACATCTCACCGAAGGATCCACCACCCTTCGTGCAAGAAGTCGGCTTCGCGGCCGTGGGCATCTTTGGGACCTGCCTCAAGGGGCCGGTCAACAAGCCCATCACGATTCGCAGCCCGCGCGAGTTCAAGAACATCTTCGGCCTAGATCGCCACGATGCGGGCGGAGTCGCCATCAACTCCGAGGTCTGGAAGGCCCTCATGAACAAGAAGTTCGGAACCCTCGTCGTCACGAGGGTCGCGGCGGCGGCTGCCGTCAAGGCCAGCTTCACGCTGGAGGACACAGCAGGCGGCGCAGGGGCGGCAATTTGTCGAATCGATGCCAGCGCGGTCGGTCTGTATGGCAACGACGTCTACTGGAAGGTTGAGGCAGCCTCCGACGGCAACGCGAACCATTGGAATCTTCGCATCAAGTACAAGGGCGAGGAGTTCCTCTACGAGAACATCGACACCAGTGCAACGGGCAACGACAACACGCTCACCATCATCGGCACTGGAGATGCTCGCAACATCGACCTCGTCAAGATTGCAGACGGTCGACCATTCACCTCAGTCGCATCTAGCGACGGAGCCGATGCGGACGGCTACACCGCTCTCGGCCAGACGGTTGCAGGGTTCACCTCGGTGGCCGGGGCAGACGGCACCATCGCCGCATCAGACTACACTGCCAGCGGCGGCCCTCTACTGCAGACCGCATCCTACAAGGGCGTTGGCGTCATGTTTTGCGGCAACGAAGACGGCACCATCACGGCGGCCGTCAACGCCATCATGAAGACTTCGGCGGCCCTGTCCCCGGACCGTCTCTTCCTAATTCACGAGGGCGAGCTCACCGGGTCCGCTGTTACAGTGTCGGCAGTTGCCACGGACGTAGCGAGCTTCCGAGATGGTCGAGTCGTCTACTGCCACAACTCGCCCTACACCGTCGACCCACAGACGGCGACCGAAGTCATCACGAGCCCGGTCTCTTGGATGGCTTGCATCCTCTCGAACACCGACGTCGACATCCACCCCGGCGAGGAGGACACGATCCCGCTCTTGGCAGGCATCTCACGCCTCGACCAGCCGGCCCTCGAGCGCGAGGACTACAAGACCCTCAAGGCGGCAGGCATCTGCTCGCTCGAGCGCAACGAGGAGGGCTCCCACCTCTTCGTCTCCGGCGTCGTCACCTTGCTCACGAAGGGCAAGACGGAGATCACCTACCGACGAATGCGAGACTTCATCCAGCTTTCGGCGGCCAAATACGGCCGGCCGTTTGTTAAGAAGCGCGGAACCCAAGCGAACCAGGACCAGCTCGAGGGCGGGCTCCAGGCTTGGCTCGAGGGGCTCCAGAAGCGCGGGCGAGTCGTCGACAGCTACTCCGTCGACCTGGAGGACGTCAACGACGACGACACCGAAGCCCAGGGCCTAGAATACGTGGCTCTCGACGTCAAACTCATCAACCATTGGCTTCACATCGTATTTCTCACGGACATCGGCACCGGCACCATCATCGAGCAGTAAGCATCACGCTAGGAAAGGAACACCAACACCATGGCAAGACTACAGAGAATTCGCGGACAGGAAGCAACCATCCGCATCACCACAGTGTCGAGCCTTGGAGTCGTCCTTCCCCTCGTGGGGAGCTTCTTCAAGGTCCGAGACTTCACTTGGAACCCCAACGGAGAGATCAAGGCCGACGGCTTTGTTGGCGAGGTCGCCGACGATCTGGACCACCAGAACCACGGCTTCACCGGGAGCTTCTCCATCGACAAGGCCGACGCGGCCGCGACGAACTACACGAGGCGCCTCATCGCCGCGGACCTCGCCTCGGAGGCCCCTCCTATCGCGACCATCATGGTCTCCTACAGGTTCCGCGACATCGGAGTTCCTCGAGAGAAGCTAATCTTCGCGGAGGGCATCCTCATGATGGCAAGCGAATCCATCGCCGGTCGCAAGGAATTTGTCAACAACGCCTTCGAGTGGCAAGCAAAGTTCCTCCTATAAACCCATAACAGCTAGAGAGCAGAGAGCACAGGCAAGCTATGAAATCAACAACCTTCACCCTCCCAGATAAGTGCCGAATCGGCACCGTCACCATCCGCGAGACCTTCGGCTCAGACGAGTCGGAGGCCGTGCTGGCCTCGGAAAACAATTCGAGCGACCCCAAGGACGAGCTCATCGACATCGCCATCGTTGCCGTTGACGGAGAGCAGTGTCTCCCCGGCAACAGCGGCTACGCCATCTGGCCCACCAAGACCAGGGCAGTAGTCAAACGGTTCTACAACAGCATCAACGACGTCCAGGCTTCAGAACTCATCGACCTCATCGAGGACGCTGAGGAAAATGGCACCGAGCTCGTAGATGGCAATGTCCAGACAAAGTACGAGCTCCCACCG